TTATTTTATACAAAAAAGTATCGGGAGTTTTTCTTGTTCATTAAAGTTTAAAACTCTTCGATCTGAGCTACTTATTGAGGTAGAAGGTCCTCCATCAAGATTGACTGCATTTTGAATATCAAGTTTAAGAAGCTCATCAGCAACTTCATCTAGAGTAAGATTATTTCTGAAAACAACGATAAGGCTTTTTGTTCATTTTTGAGCTACAAGAGTCCTTGGGTGAGGAGTATTTCGATGAGAAATCGACTGAGTAAGGTCGTTATTTTTCTTTCATCATTTAATGAGTCGTGGTCATGCATTGAAGACTAATGCCCCAGTCATAACCACCTCTCTATTAGCCACAAAAAGCTGAACTCTTCCTTGTTTTTCATCAAAGATGAGCGTTTCTCCCAGGTTGGGATCAGAATTTTCTATTTTTTTGTAGTTAAGGCTTCCCGTTGCCGTAAATCGCTCTCCTGCGGGGAAGAATCTTTTGCCGTCTTTGCCAAAATAACTACCATTAACGACATATTTACATTTTTTTTCATCTTGGAGGTTTTTTGTAGTGCTTCCTTCTGAAAAAAAGAGAAGTTCACTTCCAGAAGAAATTTCAACAATAATGGGATTATTATACCAAAAACTCAGGGATAATCCAGAGACTGAAATGAGGATCAAAAGACTTATTGGTATGATCTTTTTCCGCATTTCTAGTATTCTAAAAAATAAAAAAAACGAAATCTGATTTCGCACGGTGTTTTTGCGTTCGGAAGATTAGGGATTCGAACCCTAGATACGGTTGCCCGTATACATGTACTCCAAACATGCGCCTTCGACCGCTCGGCCAATCTTCCATTTAAGTTTGCCCTGACCCGGAGTCGAACCGGGGTTACAATATGTTCATGCAGTATATAAAAGGTACACATCTACGAGATAAATTAACGATAGGAATTTTAAATAAAAAAAATAAAAAATCAAGTCATTTTTAAAGAAACTTGATTTTTTAGTTCTCAATTGGGGTTTACAAACCTCAAAAAACTTTTGCATGAGCCTCCTTGAGCTGGTTATTTGTAATATGCGTGTATCTTTGGGTAGTAATAATTGATGAATGCCCTAGCATTTCTTGTACAACTCTAATGTTCGCTCAGTTATTGAGGAGCTGAGTTGCATAAGAATGGCGGAACATATGACAGGTAATTCTCTTCCCAAAATTTAGCTGATCACTGTATTTCTGCATAATTCATACAATCGTTGATTTACTTAATCAATGACCAAATCCATAATCATCATGACGGATAAAAAGCAAAGATCAGTCACCCTGCATTTTCCTTGTGTGCCCAGATCGGAGAGAGACAATATTGCGTTCTCCTCTAAATTTAATGTACTCTGAAGCCAGATTTTGGATCTCTTTTGTGATGTAAATTGGTCTGATTTTGTCCCCCTTCCCTACTATAGAGATCTCACGACTCTCTCATAGAATGTCCTTAACCTTGATCGATAATAATTCAGAGAGTCTCATTCATGATATAAAAGCAAGCTTGCAGAATAAGAGATTCCTGAGTCTGTTTTCTTCATTCTTTTCATTTTTTTCGATATGCTCAAAGAGATGGGACAATTCCTCCTTAGTTAGATACTCCATCTGAGGAAGATGTACTCTAGGGATCTCAATCTTCAGATAATTAATTCAAGCATCATGCCTAAAATTGAGAAACTTGAAGAATTTTTTGATGGAGATAATTTTTGATTGTACCGTTTTCTCTGATAAAAATTTGTTTTTACCGTAGTATCTTGAGGTTTTTTGTGTTGGTGTCTTACGTAAAAGTTCGAGATATTCATAGATATTTTGGGTTGTTATTTCTTCAATAAGATTTAGTTTTTTTGCCCTGCAAAAACGCCAGAAAAGGACAAGATGAGACTTAAGACTGAAAACGGTTGTCTGTTTTTGACCTAGTGCTAAAAAATGCGTAGCACAGTCGTCAATTAAGTTTTTTTCAAATTTCATTAGATAGAATAGAAGATAAAAACTGAGTGTTGCAGAATTATCTTCATATGTAGTAAAATATTGTACCCAAAAGAGCAAAAAAAGTCAAAAAATCAGATTTTTTTCTCTTTTTTAGCTTGAAAACGGCAAAGAAAAGAATAAAATCATACCGAACATACGGAAAATAACACTCAGTATTTTATATACTGAGCATTTTCCGTTATGAAAAAAACTCCAATAAAGAAAATCTGAAGAAAGAGAAGGGAAAGGATCGCTAATGGTGGATCTGAATCTTCTCTTTTTTTGCAAATTTTGCAAAAGAGAGGGAAAACTGATCTCACAGGTCGCCCCATCACGGTTGAGGATGCAAGAAGTTATCAGTTTGCCCATATCTTACCCAAGGGAATGTTCCCTGAGTATAGATTGAATCCAGACAATATCATTCTCGTGGACTCTATCGAGCAGCACGAGTGGGTAGATAAAACAGTAGCAGGGAGCAAAGAATTTTTCCGCTCTTGCGTTGAAAAAGGAACAGCAAGGAAAATTCTTGCTCAAATCTGGAATCATCCAATCCTTTATCCCCTAAGGGAACAGGGATTAATTTAGTTTTATATATTTTCATAATATCATGCACAACACAAAACCAAAAGTATGAATCTGCCCTCATTGCTGAACAGGACTCCCCCCACGGTATAAGGGTAAGTTATGCCTAGACTGTACCGATGCAGAAGCCAAGAAGATGAAGGTCAAGAGAATCAACATTTCTCAAAAGAAAAATCCGAGATCTAAAGGTAAAACGAGATCATAGTTCAGATTTATTTATTTTTTTACCAAATAAAAAAATGTGTTATATGCCAGAGAACAGACCAAACCGACCAACTCCAACCTATCCGAATATTGGGGATTTTAACAGAATTAGTGATTGGTTTCCAAAATCAGCGGAGATAGATCATAAAGAAAGAAGAATTAGAGACTTAGAGAAGGAGGTCGCAGAACTCAGAAGATATAAGGAAGAGCAAGAAGAGAAAGAGAGTCCTAGGGTAAGGAAATATAGAAAAAGACCACTAGAGATAGAGGCACTAAGATATACAACAGTAGAAGCGCTCAAAAAAGCATTCCCTGATGTAGTTATTTGTGTTGATGTTGAAAAAGGTGGAACCTCTATCCAAACGCTAGAGGGAAGGATGGATGTCTCATTCTGAGACTATATAATCAAGGGTATTAAGGGGGAATATTATCCGTGCAAATCAGACATCTTTGAGGAGACTTATGAGAGAGTTTAATCAGATTTATTTTTTTATATTTATCACGATGAAAAATCGAATAATTAAGCTCTTAGAAGAGTGGATAGAAGAAAAAGAAGAAAAAATCCTGAATCTAGAGCATGATAAAGCTATCTATCGCTGGAATTATAGATACTGAAGTTACAAGAGTGTCTCAGAGGAAGCGGTAATGAGAGCGAATAAAGGGATCAGGATATTAGAGAAGGATCTTAAATTATTGTACAAGATTAAGGAGCGACTGGAGGGGTAAGTCAGACTTTTAATCTTTTTTTTATTTTAATTTCTCATCATGGTAAAGAAGCAGAACAAGACCACAAAAGAAAAGAGTGCAATCAAGAGGAAGTGGTCTAGTATCCAGAAGGAGCAGGAATCCAAAGGAGCTGTTTTTCTAGGAAGGCCAGAAAAGTTCAAGACTCCTGAGGAATTGAGAACGCTCTTTAATTGCTACCTAGCGAGTTGCCAGGAACTTGTAAGACTCTTCAAGGAGAATCCTGTACAGACAGAAGAAGTAGACTGAGAACCGTTAGCGAACAGAAAAAACCCATGAATAAAAATGAAAAATAGCCTAATAACGGAATATACCATATCAGAACAGTGGAAATGGACAAAAGTTCCGACAAAATTAGGCTTCTATCTTTTTTTGGGTGGAATGAGCAGATCAACTTGGAAAACCTATGAGATAGCACCCGACTTTTTGGACACGGTAGAGGCCATTAACAACTTTTTCGAGCGAGTACTAGAAAGTTGAGGGTTAGAGTGAACGATGAATCCTCAGATGGTGCAGTTTGTCCTCAATACGAGCTACGGAAGGAATCCAAAGCAGGTCGTAGAAGAAACGAGTGATTTTATGGTAGATGAGAATTTATTGAGTGAGGAATAATTTTATCTTTTCATAAAAAAATGAAGGCAAGTAACGAAAGATATGTATATCATCAGAGACGATTGCTCAATTATTTCTCTTCAGTGAGAGGAATGTTTAAGAGAGGGACAATAAGATTTAGGATAGAGAAAAATGAACTACTAATTTCTTATCATCAATCAGAATTGCAATGAGGGATCTCTGCAGAGGTGCTTGTTTCCTATAAAGAGGGAAACGAGGGGAAAAGGTGAATGATCTGGGAGATTCAGGATTTTGTTATTTCTTGTTATTATGAATTTGAACGAGATAGAAGTCCGATGAAATTGAAAGATCTAGCATGCCTTTGTGGAGTTGGAGTCTCTGCACTAGGCGAGCAGATAAAAAACATCCTTGATAAATTAAATAGATTTATTTCCCAAGAAAAAAATGGAAACAAATTTTTATAAAAAGAGCCGAAGGCTCAAACACTGCTATAAAATCGTAGGGAAAAATAGTAAAATTTTCCCTTTTATCAAAAATAAAGCTCAGGAAGTAGTAGCGGAGAAGATTAAAGAGCTGAGAAGAAGCAATCAAGGCAAAAAAAAGCTCCAGCTCCTTATCCTAAAAGGCAGACAACTCTGAATTACGACCTACGCCTGCATCAATAATCTCGATGAAGTAATGGTCAAAAAGAACCTCAATACTGCAATCGTAGCTCATAAACTTTCCAAGCAAAGGGAAATTTTTAAGAAAGTAGAATATGCTTTTACACAGTTCCCAAAGCAGATCAAGCTGGCAAATGGTCAGATTTTCCAAAAGCCTGAAACCAGATTCCAGACTGCATCAGAAATTTTTCTCAAGACAAATTCAGGTATTCAAGTGACCCTCGATTCCAGATCAGGAACCTTTCAGAAGGTACATATCACCGAGCTTGCTTTCCGTCCTGATGCTGAGGAGATGATCACGGGAACGCTTCCTTCTGTTCCTGACGAGGGAGGTGAGATTATCATAGAAACAACTGCAAATGGAGTGGGGAACTATTTTCATCAGCTTTGGCAAAAAAGTTTTAATAATCCTGATGCTGAATGGAAAACGCTCTTTTTGTGATGGTGGTTGGCTGATGAATATCAACTTGAGGGATTAAATGTCAATCAGGATCAAGCACTCAACCTCCCCAATGAATTAAAACACCTTGAAAAGCCAATGATTGATGGAACGATTCTTACCCAAGAACAGAAAAGACGATACTTGGCACAATATCAATCTTTAGGGAAGCAGTGCTTTCAGGAGTTCCCTTGTACTCCAGATGAAGCATTTTTGACTTCATGAGATCCTTTCTTTGATTTAGATCAAGTCAAACAATATGCAAGACTCCCCTTTACCATCGATAGTGAATTTAAGGATTTGAGGATCTACAAGCCTGCAAACTATAAGTATTGTATGTATGGAGTGGATACTGCAGCAGGGTGAGAAGATGGCGACTTTGCGAGTATCAGAGTGAGGGATCAGGATTTGAATCTTTTGGCTGCTTATTATGGAAGAATTGAGCCTGATGAACTCTGCAAAGTGATTGATCGCTTGATGAAGCTTGGATATGTCGGAGTCTTAGGAATAGAAAGCAACAATACCGGTATTGCAACTATTGCAAAGTCTAAAGAGTATGTCTGGCACTCTTTACTTTTCAAGGAAAAGACTGTAGACAAAACAACCAACAGAAGCACCCACAAGCTCGGTTGGAATACCAACAGCAAGACAAGACCCCTCCTCCTTGCTGACTATAAGGCGTTGTATGCCTCTGATTTGATCCCAAATATTGATGAATATCTCAGGCATGAGATGTTTACCTTTGTGTATAACGGAAAGAATAGACCTGAAGCTTCCTTGGGGAATCATGATGATGCGGTAATGTCTGATGCAATTTGCTGTTATATGAGAGATTATGCAATAATGGTTTCTCAGGATCAAGAAGATGAAGAATAACCGGAAAAAATAAAATTTTGAGTATACTGTGCGGTATATTTTTAGTCATTAATTTTGTAACGATGCCAAAGCTTAGTAATGCTTTTAGAAACTTCATCACGAGCAAAAAAAGGTATGCACTCGCTTATTCCAATGGAGAGACTGCATCAGGTTGGAGAAAAGAAGTCTTTAAGATCAAAAGTCATCTTTCCTGAATCCCAGAGAAGGACAGACTCTTGTATCTGACGTATAACTATTTTCGTCTTATCTCCAAAGCGTATGCAGATTATGAGCTAGGAGAAGGGGTGGAAGTATTCTTTGAGAAAGAGATAACCCAAACAAAACTTCTTAAGCGAATGGATGCGTCTAACATTCAGGAACTTTTGTACAAAGCAATGATACAAAAGTCAAAAGTCTGATACTGTATTTTGAGAGTTCTCAATATCAATGGATTTCCAAAGGTGGAAAAGATCCCTATTACGAGCTATTTTTGTTCTACTGAGGGAGTGAGTGTAGGAGCAAGTTTTGAAGATCTCCCTGAGCACAATATTATGAGTATGTATGAGGAGCAAATCGATGGAAAAACAGAAATCTTTGTAAAAATCGACAACTACAAGAAACAAGGGGAAAAGTGGATCGGAACGTATGCTACCTACGCATACTCCCCTAAAGGGAATTATGATAGCGGAAATATTAAATCCACCCCTATCATAGAAACTCTCGACCATCTCCCACTTTTCCTTTTCAATTCTGAGAACATCGAAGATGATATGCTTGAGGGTGAAGATCTCAAGGATCAAAAAGGAAGTGGGCTCCTAAAAATGTTTTTTGCTGAGAGCGACTATGGAGATATTATGGATATTGTGCAAGATATTAACGATCGCCAAAGTCAGATTTCTGTTGAATTTATCAAGCATTTAGGATCAAAGATTTCTCTACCTAAAAGCTATTTTGAGACAATGCAGAACCTCAAAATGGGCGATCTGATAAAAAACAAAGGCAAAGAAATCCTCAAAGAAGTGAATACTAGTATTGATAACTTTGACTATATCACGCATGGTGATGGAGAAAGCCCAGCTCAATACATCACAAAAGATGCAGGGATGCTAGAAAAGGCATTTACCAAGATAGAAAGAGATATTAGAGCTATCAGCACTTTTACAGCAATCCCTGTGTATATGCTCGGACTCGAGACTGCAAGTGGAAATCGCCATGTAGGTACAGATGAGAAAGACTCTGAAGCATTTCTCCAAAAGATCAAAAGAAGAAGATCAGTCGCTTACGCCAGCTTTCAAAAGCTTTTTGCTTATATCGCTTGGATCTTAGGAAGTGAGTACCATTTGCCTACAATCAAATATCCAAAGCTTCCCAATGGAGAATTGGAAAGTAAGGTCAGTATCGCAGCTCAGATGAAAGAGAATGGATTTTTGAGTCAGAAAAGCCTTGTGAAGTTTGTAAATAATTTTGATGATGAAGAATACGATGAGGAAAAAGCACAGATGGATAAAGAACTGACCGATGAATATGCAATCCAAGGGAAATATCCTAATTTAGATCCTAATGATGAAGAAGAATGAACATCCGAGACCTCTTAGCTGATCCTTTTTTGCCAGTAATGGCACAGATCAAACAAGAAAAGAAAAGTTTTTTGAAAGAATGGGGAATGCTGACGCTCTGTGTAGGGTTTAGTCTTTTCCTTGTGGTATTTTTGGTGAGGATGGCATGGATTTTACCTTCTGTGATCTTATAAATGAAGTATAGCAAAGAAGATAAAAAGCTGATCTCCTCTTTTGTTCAAGCTCAAAAAGATATTGAACACTTCTATTTGCAAGCACTCAGGGAAAAGAATCTCAAGAAAGCAAAGTATTATGCCGATCAAGCAAAAGCCCTTGTTGATCTGCTTCAAGAAGAGTATCAATCGCGGGCACTAACGCGTTGATCTCAAGAATATCTCAAAGGATTTAGGCAGGTAGAACACCTCAAACGAGGGGTGCCCAAACAAACCGTGGAGCTTGGAGAAGATCAAATCATGCTTCAAGTAGGGAAATTTCACAAGCAAGCTCTCCTAGCACTTGTGCAGAATGGGAATCGTGCAGTCTCTGCGACACTCGATGGCATGAAGAAAGATCTTGTCTATGGATTGGCACTCTTTAACCAAAAAGGGAAAGAAATCTGACTCCAGCATCAGATCCAATCACAACTTGGAGCAGGAATCTTGACAGGAAAGGCTTTACACTATCAGAAATCAGATTTAGTTGCTTTTTTTCAAAAAAAAGGGCTTCAGCTCAGAGATAGAAGTGGAAGGAAACGAGATCCTCACACCTATGCGGAAATGCTCATCAGAACAGAAACAGCGAGAGCTTACAATGCAGGAATAATCAACAGAGCCTTGGAACTCTGAACCAGCAAATTTAGAATAGAAGAAAGTTGGAACTGTTGCTCAATCTGTGCCCAGTACAACGGGAAAGTAGTAGATATTAACAAAGGTGGCTACGACCTTCCTCCCTATCATCCAAACTGCAGGGGGACGATTGTTCCGGTATGGGAGGAAGGAGAAGATCGAAAAGACAATCATTTTCCAAATCAAGACATCGCAAAACACTTTGAGTGGGAAATCGGAAAAGTAAATAAAAAATACTGAGGATCTGAATCTCCAATAGGAACAATCAATGAAATTGTGATAAGAAAGTATACAAATAACGATTGATTTAGTTCTCTTAATACTCATTTAAGAGAGAATAAAACACTTAATCAAAATGATAGCTTTATCTCAAAAACTCTTGATCGTGTGATTGCTAACAATCTTGATTATAAGCAAGTAGTATATAGATGAGTTGATATTGACAAATCAAAGTTAAAAAATATAATTTCATCACTAGAATGGAAAGAATTGGGATTTGTTTCTACTTCAAAAGATGAAAAAGTAGCTAGAGTTTTTGCAAGTCAAGGAGAGCGTGAGAAAATCATTCTAAAAATACATCATAAATGAGGAATGGATATTGAAAAATATTCAAACTATCCAGAGGAACAAGAGGTACTCCTTTGAAAGAACAAAACTTTTAGGATAACATGAATACAAAAAAAATCAGACTTTACTTATCTAAGTCTTATGGAAAATGGATAAAGAAACACTAATAAAAAAGATTTTCCCGAATGGTTATATTCATACTTTCGTAGGAATATCTCTCAAAAAAGATGATCCAGAGAAGTTAGCACTCTTTTTGAAAGAGGAAAAAGAATATCTCCTTTACAAAGGAAACAATGAGGATGAGATTATACAAGCATTGAAATATATACAGGAAGAGGTTGAAAAAAAATCTTCTCAAGAAGCATAATACATAATCCTAGATATAAAGGGGCTTTGCCTCTTTTTTCTTTTTGTAAGAGATTATGATTTGACTTTTATAAAAAAATATATAAATATATAATATATTTAGACTAATAAAATATGTGGATGTTCTCCCTAGCCAATGTAATTGATCTTATCAAAGATATGAAAAACAAGAGAATAAAACTTAGTGATATATCATTGTTAGATTATGTTTCTCCTGTTTATGCAATTTCATTAGCCAGTTTTATCAATCAATGAATGATCGAAAAAGATCTTTTATGAGTGATTTTGCCAGAATTACAGACTTATTTAGATAGGTGTTGATTCTTGTATGCCATAGATCTTAAAGATAAAAATAAGTATAGTGGGAATTCTCAAAATCTTATTGAAATTACGCCAATTATTTCTAGGGAACAGAATGAGTTGTTAGCTAATTGAGGAGTTGATGTGATTTGTGCAAAATTATTTGTAAGAGCAAAAAATATTCAAAAAGAAAGTATTGAGGGAAAGAGATTTTTAGATAATCTGGAAAATACCTTATTATTAGCAGTTACAGAACTTTTGGATAATATAAATATTCATTCTGAGGCAGACTTAAGTCAAAAAGCATCTATGTATATGATGCAGTACTATCCAATTAAAAAAAAGACTCATTTGGCGATTATTGATAATGGGATTGGGATTGTGGAATCATTGAAGAAATCATCGTACTTTGATTCATCAAGAGAAGATAAAGACTATTTGAAGCTCTCTTTAGAAAAAAATATCACAAATGGGAAAGGTAAAGGGAATGGATTGGCTATGGTTAGAGAAATTATTGAAGAAACAAACTCTAAGTTAGAGATCTATTCAAACGGAGTTTTGTGTACAAAAAATTGACAAGATGAAAAAATAGAATATACTTGAGTAAGTTTTAATGGGACAATAATCAATATTGAGTTTAATATGGAGGCTATAGAGTGAGAAAATCAAGAACGATTGAAATCATTTTCTCATATTTGTACAGAAATGGAAGATTTGGACTTTTACGAATGAATCTTTGAATAATTTATTATATAATTAGTAGTAGCATGGAAAATTTAAAGGTAATTAAATTAAATGAATTTTGAAAAATATTATCATCAAGAATATTGGGGAAACAAATTTTTGAAGAAGTAGAAAAAGAAAATTTTAGAGTTGTATTTGATTTTGTTGGAATAGATATGGTAAACTCCTCTTTTACGGATGAATTATTTTGAAAAATTGTAGAAAGAGGGATAACGAATTTTAAGATAAGAAATATAGAAAATAATCTAATAAAAAGATTGATCTTGCTCGCTATGGAAGGGAGGAGACAAAAGGAATTAGCTTAAAATCTACTATTGTTAAAAAGAAGTCAAAAATCAGACTTCTTTTTTTGTTTTTTATAAAAAATGTCCGGAAAAAATTTTTTTTTGAGTATAATCCAAGGTGCTTTTTATATCATAAGCACAAAAACAGTATGTTTATCAATGGAAGATTTTACAGCAGATCGGTGCTTTTTGCTCCAAACGATGGAGGGGAAACAACAGGTGCTGGTGGTGCTGGAAATCCAGACAAGACTCCAGAAGGGAAAGACTCCGATCCTGACAATGGAGGTAAAGACAAAGGAGGAAATGAAACCGTTCCTTACGGGAGATTTAAGGAAGTAAACGATGAAAACAAATCACTCAAAGCAAGACTTGCTGAATTTGAATCAGAAAAGGCGAAAGCTGAAGCTGAGAAAAAGAAGCAAGAAGAAGCTGAGGCTCTCAAAAAAGGAGAGCACGAAAAAATCATCGCTGAAAAACAAAGTGCTCTTGATGCCTATGCAGCAAAAGAAGCTGACTGGGGAAAGAGAACTGCAAGCATCCAAGCAATGGTGGATGGTAAACTTGAGGAAATCAAAGCCAGTCATGGTGATGATATCCTTGCCAAAGTAAAGGCTACTATTGGGTCTGATGATCCATGGGTAATCTTGGAAAAGCTGGACAATGTACTGGGACTTCTCGGGGCTTGAGCATCAAGGCCACAAGGATGACAACAACATCCAGCAGGAAATGGAAAGTCTAAACTGGAAATTCTCAAAGAGAAAGTAGAAAAAAAGGAAAGACTGACTCCTGAGGAGGAGAGAGCTTACTTTGAAGAGTTAGCTAAACTTTCCTAAAAAATCAAATTTTTTGGATTTCTTTTGAAATTCATAACCGCATGGCGGATATTTATTCTTTGTTTAGAAAACAATGTTACATTTTGCAAAAGACTTTAAAGCCAAGGAACAAGTTCTTGGGTATATTCAAATCAAAGGGAAGGAAACTCCTGTCGTAGATCTTTTTAGATCGAATGGGGAAAAGCTTCTTGCTGAGAAGGTATCTCACTATGAAAAATTTCAAGTATTGGAAGATGGACGTCTTACTGCTCAGATCAATGACACAACAAGTACTACTTTTAGCGTCAATGAAGAGTTGGTAAAATTCCTCTCTGTAGGGCATCAGATTGCTATCGGAGATGAACACTTTATCGTGAAATCAAAGGATGTAAGTGCTAAGCAGATTACTGTAGAAGGAAGAGGATATGCTGACACTCCTAAATCTAATCATGCTAATGGTGATACCGTTTATGTAGTAGCTAAGGCTGAAGGAGAAGGAATGGTTACAGAAGATTATCTCAAAACTGCATCTGTAGAAGTAGTAAATTATCTCCAAGAATTTACAAAATCAGTGCATATCACAGAAAGAGCAATCAATACTTCTCAAAAAGATGCCACACAGCTCGAAGCAGAAGAAACCATCGCAAAGATTAACGAGCAAGGACAAGAATTGGAAAGAGCCTTCTTGTATGGTGTAGGTAAACAAGATCCAGATAAGGGAAGACACACCCTTAGTGGACTTAAAAACTTGATGACAAAATACGGAGCAAAAATCTACGACGCTCAAAAAGATTTGACTGATGAAAAACTTGATCTTCTCTTTGCTGAGCTTGTGAATAAAGGAAGTGAAGTAGATACTTTCATCGTAAATCCTTTGTCGCTTTCTAAGGTATTCAAGAAGATGAAAAATGTGGTAAATGTATTCCAAAGTGAGCAAGGAAAGCAAATCGCTGGAGGAGTGATCACTGGATACATGCCTTCAACTATGGGAGGGAAGACTATCAAATTTATTACTAGTACTGCTTGTAAGCCAACTGACATCTTCCTTGTTAACTCTGAAAAGCTTTTCTTCTTACCAAATCAAAGCAAGAAAACAGGAGAAGATATTGTTCTTACTGTAGTACAAGAAACTAATGTATCAAGCGCAGTAGTCAATAAGACGATCAGAACTGTAGGTACGATTAAGGTAGAAGGTGTGTCAAAGATGGCATACATTGCTAACGCATTCTAATCCTTGGGGGAGAATATCCCCCGCTTATTTATTTTTATAATGAAATACTATCATGAGCTACAAGTTTACAAAAGACTGTGAAATTATGAACTGCGAATTTTTAGAAGGAGAAATCGTAGAAGAAAATACAGTACAGTTTTATCCTTCAGTGATGACTCAGACTGATGAGGAAGCAACTCTAGAGGTATCTAGAGCAGGAGAGAATCTCGTAAAAGAAGAAAAAAGTCAGACTTCATCAAAAAAACCAGCGGCTAAGAAAAAGGCTAAAGAAGAAGTAGAAGAAGCTCCAGCCACAGAAGAAACTACAGAAGAATAATTTTATTTTGGAATAATAAGGAAAATGACAGTAAAAAATCCAATAGATGAAAGATACATGGTGAGAACCTCTATGGATGTCCTCATCGCTCAGAGTTGGTCACAAGGTCTGAGAAATGTAGGAGTTTATAGTGATCCTAACCGTTCTTCAGCAGGAGAAACGAGTGAGGAAACCTACTCTAACTGGCAGACAAAAAAGATCAAAAACGGAGATATGATGAAAGTGGATATTACCCTTCATGAGATCAATCCAGCAATTCTTGCAATTATCGATGGTGGCGCAGTCAAGGTAAGCAAGGAAGTTGCTCAAGTAACAGATAGAATAGAAAAGTTTTTGCCAGGACAATGGGGATTTACCAAAGATGTATTGCTCGAATCTCGTAATGCAGATGGAAGTATGATCACTCCAAGCGAGGTAAAAGCACTTATCGATGGTGTAGATACTGCACTCGTTAAGGGAACGGATTATGAAATCGGGAAGACTGCAATCGGTGATACTTTTGTAAAGTTTAAGCAAGGAGCAAAGCTTACCGCAGACACTCCAGCTCAAGCAACGATTAGTATCAAATACTCTTGTACTCCTGATGCTACACTCCAAAAGATGAAACATGAAACTTCTGGTGTTCCTCTCGGATTTGTGATGGTGCTAGAAGAAAAGTGGAATTACAATGGAAAAGAGATGGGAATCAGATTTAAGCTTGAAGATTGTAAAAATACTAAAGCTTTCCATAAAGCTATCAATGATGGCGACTCAAGCTCTGCAGGATACCCTTGTGAGATCACTGGAAGAGTTGTAGGACATGAGTTCTTTGGTTTTGGTGCGTAAGCACTTGTCTGAAGAACGTCCCCTCCCCCTTTCACTTGAGAGGGGGAAATATGGGGAGAAAACAGTAAGATTATATCGTTGCTCTGGTCAGTTTAGCTTACTGTTCTGATTAGAGGAACGATATAAGAAATCAGATTTATTTTTTTATACTAAAAACAATGGCAATTAACCTCCAAGACTTTATGCAAGGATACAAGACTCATGAAGTATTCTTTAAAGAGAAAAAACGAATCTTCAGAGAGCCAACAATTAGAACACTTCTCAATATCAAAGACAAGGAAAGTGCAGAATCTCTGGTAAAAGAAATTCTTATTGAGGGAAGTTATGAAGAACTTGATAAAGTCCTCGCAGAGCTTACTATCGAAAAAAGAGAAGAATTTTACAGTACTCTTATGAAAGAATTGGGTTTAAAATAGGGGAAGGGAATCCAGATCCTGAATATGATCTGAAGATGATGCAATATACGCTTTGCTCTATCATGCACTTTTATCATCTCAGTAGAGAAGAAGTCTTTGATTTGACTTACTCGGTACTGAGTGTGCTAATGGAGCAAAGTATTGCAATCCAGCATCCTGAAGCTCTTCCCAAGCCACAAAAGAAGATCAAAACAGAAGAAGAACTGTTTGATCATTTGAGGGGAAAATATGGGGTATAAAAATATTTTTTACTTGACTTGGGTAATAAAAACAATAAAAGAATATTGCTAAATCAAATATCCCCCTCAAGAAGGAATGAACCATCTATGGTTTTCTTTTCTCTTTTTGAGGATTTGATTTAGCACCCATAGGTGGTTTTTTAATTTTTATACTTATAAGGATGACAAAGAAAAGTTACTATTTTATTGGAGGTGCTGTTGTGATTTTTCTATTGGGATTTGTAATAGGAAGAGAACAAATGAAGTACGAAATCAGGTCAACAATTACAGAAGGAATAAAAAATGTATTTGGGGGAGATAGAGAAAAGAAAGATAAGATAGAAGAAAAATTGATACAACCGTGAGAGTTTCATACGTATGGGGAAGGAGATAAAACGATAAAAGTTAGAGTTAGAAAGTTAGTTAAAGTCTCACAGATACAAAATGGTAATTGAAAAAAAATTATCTCTGTATCAATGGAAGGTGAAAATACAGGGAAAAAAGTAAATTTTAAGAATATTAATCAATTTTCAGTATACCTAGAAACAAAAGATGGTATGCAATATCAAGCTTTAGAGACAGAACAAACACCATCTAATTTTCTTCCAGCAGGGTTTTGAGGTTGTGTCTCTTGTAATAGTAATCCTTGAGAAAAAAATATAGAACTTATTCATTTTGAAGTCCCAGAAAATTTAAATTTAGAATGAGCAAAATTGAAACTAGACGAAGAAGAGGCAGAATCTTATCTACTTCCTCAGGAAAAAAAGGTAGATTTTGATAGTGTACAAGACAAAACTCAAATACGATAAGAAAAAAATAAAAAAAACGTCCGGAAAAATTTAAAATCTGACTATAATGAGCGATAAACTCTAAGTCAGATTTTTAGTTTTTTTTTGAAAAAAATATGGAACAAAAAGTAGGATCAGCTTTTATCGAGATCGAGGCAAAACTTGATCAGTTAGAGGGAAGACTTAGTACAGAAATAAAGAGTATAGCAGAAAAAGGAGGTCAGAATTTTACGAGTTCCTTTACACAAGCACTTTGACCTCTCAAATGAATGATCGCAAGTGTGGTTTCTGTTGGTGCTTTTGTCCAAATTTCAAAGTCAATTATATCCCTAGCAGATAATCTTGAACAGGCAAAAAATGCCTTTACAACGATGCTCTGAAGTGCGGAACAAGCAGAAACGATGCTTCAAAACCTCTCAGACTTTGCGGCTAAGACACCATTTGAACTACCTGAAGTAAGACAAAATGCAAAACAATTGCTTGCTATGGGAGTAAGTGCGGAGAATATTGTCCCCACAATGAAAGCACTCGGAGATGTAGCATCATGAACTGGTGCAGATATGTCCAGACTTGCGATGAACTATGGGCAAGTAATCACTCAGGGGAAACTAACGAGTCGTGAACTGAAGGATTTTCAAGTCAATGGAGTACCAATCTTGGACGAGCTGGCAAAGAATGCAGGAAAAAGTAAAGAGGAAATTCAAAATATGATTAGCTCTGGGCAAATATCAGCCAACGACGTAACAAGAGCTTTTGAGACCATGACAAGTGGGGGAGGAAAGTTTGCGGATATGATGGCTACGCAATCATCAACATTAAGTGGACAATGGTCAAATTTCCAAGATCAACTCTCACAAATAGGAGAAAAAATATGAGTTTGACTCTTGGATAATCTCAAAGGAGAAGTGGGGCAAATGGGAGAAATCATAGAAGCACAATCAGACAATATCATCAATAGTGCAGATGCTATTTACGATAGTGTTTTCACAGTATGGGATGCAATAAAAGAAGTATTAACTACAGTTTGGGAGTTCTTTGGATCAGTCTTTGAAGGTTTAGGAATTGCGATAAAATCGTTTCAATGAGAAAATAATGAAGCTACTTCGGGGATCAAGTGAGATTGGGCAGATTTATTTTATTATTTAGAACTTTGAATTGGTGTTATTTCAGAAGGTTTTAAAACATTACGAAACTTTATCAAAGAAACAATCCGAACTGTTGTCTCTACATGATATAAAACAGCTGAAACTTTAGTTTCAGGATTTCAGTGATGTGTTAGTGGTATTTATAATTGGTTTTTGAAATTAAAAACAGATGTAGAAAATGTTTTTATTGGCATGATTAATACTGTTTTAAGCTCTATTAATTGGCTTTGAGATAAATTAAATTTCATTCTCCCAAAAAAACTAGAAGTTTGACAATTTTCTTTGATGGATAAGAAAAGCACTGAAGAATATAAGAATAATTTAAAAACCGTTTTTGATGAAACGAAAAAATTATGGGCTGATACAAAAAAGACAGCATCAGAATGATGGGAAGGGATGGTACAAGCTTGAGTAAAAGGAGAAGAAGGATTTATCAATAAACTTACAGATATATATTCAAAAAGAATCAATAGTTTGAGCAATAGGGTGAAAAAAGATGCTAAAGAACTCGACACAAAATTTAAATATGGAGAAAATAAAGCTGGAGGATCTGGATGAGGAGGGTGAAAATCCTCAAACAAAGCAGAAAAAGAGGCACTCAAAGAGGTAAAAGAAAGCTATACCGAGATCGAGAAAAAAATCAAAGAACATAGTAAAGCGGTAGAAGATGCAGAAAAAAAAGTAGAAAACCTGAATAAAAAGTATAATGAACTCAAGGAGACGGCAAAAAAAGCTTTTTACGAGGCGAAACAGGCGGTGTCTGAACTGGATCAAGAAATAGAAAAGAGTGATGTAGAGCGTAGTGTAGATTTGTGAGCTCGTTATCAAGATATCCAAAGACAACTCAAAGAAGAGAGAGCAAAACTCAAAGAAGATGGGAAAGATCGGATGATCGAGCAATACGACAAAAAGGCACTCCAAGAATATCAAGATAAAGGATATCACAAACTCTATGATATAGAAGTAAAAAAACTCTTGGAGATCCAAGACTTGCTCGCAGAAAGAGCCTTGATCGAAAAGAATACCACTGAAGCACAGAGAAAATCTCAGGAATTTACCGAGCAGACAAGTAAGGCACAAGAGATCCTGAATAAATATGAAGCAAAGGCAGCGGAACTTGAGGAGAAAAAAGCGATAGCAATGGAAAAGCAAGCAATCGCAAAAGCACTGAGCGATGGGAAAAAGATCGAGAGTAAAGAAGAAGATGGAGAACTCAAAGCACGATATGAGGATGAAACTGGGAAAATGGTAGAGGTAACGAACTTTAAGAATATCCAATATGCTCAAGACCTGTTTAATAAATCAGAAAGCATCAGGCTAGAAAAAGAAGAAGTAGAAAAGAAACTCTTGCGAGAGACTGCAGCGACTCAGAATTTGATCAATGAAAAGATCAGACTTGATCAGGAATATACCAAGGTTCATAACAAAGAAATCGATAAGCAGAAAGGGAAGGTAGATGAGCTGATTGCCAAGTATCAAGCATTAGCAAAAGCAAAATTTGGAGGCTGAGGGGCGAGGGGTGCAAGAGCCTTTGGAGGAGCTGTACAAGCAGGGTTGCCGTATCTGATCGGAGAAAACTACAAGCCTGAGATGTTTATCCCCTCTACTTCTGGAAGTGTAGTACCAGTAAACAACTATAATCAATCAAGGACGTATCACTTCAGTGGAGTAACGATCAATGCCAACAATGCACAAGATTTTTGGTCTGAGATCCAAAATCATATAGGAGATTACACCTAAAAGAAAAATCTGACTCAAGCGGTCAGATTTCTTTTTTTATGTTTGACTGATAAAATGATTCTGTATTCGATCAGTAAGGTCCTTTTGTAGTTCTTCTTTTATCTCAGGTTTTCAAAACTTCTTACTCATCTGTTCAGCGAATTTTTCATAATCTTGATCGTCAATTTTTACTCTAAAATCATTAAATTTTGATTGTTTGTATCGGTCTGGCATATCTTTTTCTAAAATTGTTGTATTGTCTTTGTCCTTAAGTCTATCATAGATAAACTTAAATTCTTGCTCTAGCTCCTCTCTACTTTCATATCGTCATAAACGAGGTGATGGAGAAATGCCCGTCATTTTCCCATGCTCAAAATACACTTCAAAAACTCAATATAAAGTCTGATCAAATTCTGGTTTGTCTTTGATAGGTTGGAAAAATTTAGAAATCACTCTATACTGTCGATAATGTTCTGGTGTCTGATTCATAGTTCTGATCAAATATAAAAAGCTATACAGTTGCTCTATCAAGTCCTCTTGCAAGCAAATATTCACTCAATGAGCGATACCCCCCAGCTGAAGCATATTGTTGGAGCAATACCTTGTCTCTTGCCTTTACTCTGATATTGATCGTATCGTCTTTTTTCTTTGCTTGTTCAGCTTCAATCATCGCTCCGATATCTTGCAATAAGGTAGGAATATCAGCCTTGAGATAAGGTTGATCAAGATTTGCTTCTTTGCAATAAATCTCTACAACTTCTCAGTCATCTGGGTCTATTTCCCCAGTTTCTCTGATAATGAGAGGGAACTTCTTCGTTCCCACTGGAATATACAAGGTCAATTCATTCTTTTCCATTCTACTTTTGATAACTTAAATAAAAGATTTTGAGCTTTCTTTTGTAAACATTTAGACAATCTCAGTGATGAAGGGGGATAGTGAAGGCTCTTCAATCTTTTCCCTCAATCTTGAAGTGAGAGCCTCAAGCCTCGATCTCAACAAATCACTCTGAAATAAGAAAGGTTCTAATCTGTGAGAGGCTAACCGTACAAGGATCTTTGAGGAAATTTTCTCTGACTTTCTCTTTTTTGCTCATCTGTCTGCTTGTCTGATATAAATGTAATTACATTATATATATTTGTTTTACAAAAGCAAATCTTTTTGTACTTATTTTCAATAGTAAAAAATCTGACTCCTGAGGTCGTTCGTAATCCTGAGTCAGTTTCTTCTTTTATAAAAAATGTCCGGAAAAAATAAAATTCTGACTATACTGTAAGTCAGATTTTTTACTTATAAGAAAAAAATATGGAAAATCTAATCGTACATATGGTCAAATATAGAGGCTATCTCTTTTCAGGATCTCCTACAATGTTTGCAGGGCAAGAGAAGTTTGGTTTTTTTGCTCTGAAGGAATTTGATCGATACCATGTAGAAACAAGAAAAGATATTACCAAGTATGTTTTTCGCCATGGATCTAAGGTTGGAGCAACGAGCAACGGAGTAAGGAGTTTTAACCTGACTTTTTCTGCTTTTGCGAGTGATGAAATAGAGAGAATGAAGCTGATTAGGTTAGTATCAAGTATCTTTAATCCTCCGAGCATTATGAGTGATACTGAGGGCTGGCACGATTTGGAGTTTATGACGCCAGATGGAACCTTGCGAACAACAAAAGCACAAGTAGTCGACCGTCCAAAGATTTTTGACTTCAACAATCAAAACTGGGCAACTTTCCAAGTGGAGCTTGTAGCAAAAGAGGGAAGCTCCTTAATGTCTAAGCATCAAAGCACTTTCAAAGATCACAACACGAGACTCTGAGTCAGACTTTCAAACTTTTTGCCTCATAAGCACAAATATTATAGATCTCTACTAGAGTATCACGGAACTTCAGATGCACCTCTGAATCTCAAGATTACAGCAAAAAAAGATCTCCAACTGCCTTGGCTCACTATCAGAACGATCAATGGAGACACCTTGCTCACCAGTATGGAACTAGGAGCAATAAGCCTGACAGCATGAGAGCAGATCGTTATTGATAGTTATGAGGAGACCATAGGGGCGATAAAAAACGGAGAAAAGACGAACCTCAGCAACCGTTTGTCCCTCAATAGTGAGCGACCACGCCTCTTGTCTCCTGTGAGCAACAAAGGATTGATCGCAAGTGTAGACTGTGGAATAAGTGAGGCGGTACTTGATCTAGAATGGAGCTGGAACGAAATTTGGGACTAAGATTTTATTTGTTTACAAGAAAAGATGATAATCGATATTAAGTATTTAGCAGAGAACGTAGTCAATGAGGAACTTTATGAACTCTGCACGAGTTCTGCAGATAAAGTTCAGCGTTATCTGAACATCGTAGAAAATAAGATCAAGCTGTATCTGGATATTGAGCAGTTTAAGGAAAATGATGAGTATATTTTCCCAGAGGAACTCAAGGAAGTTGTCAGATTTTTGTTCTGGTTTTATGTTCTGACCTATCAGAATGCCGAATCCCATGACCAGAAGATAGATGCTAGCCACTAGGATATGGATTGTTTTTGTATTCATCTGATTACTTAATTTGTAAATTCTGTCTGGTCTCGATCATTGCTCCAGGCACTTCAGTTCAGGCTTTTAGAGCTTTTTTAATTTCTGTTTTATCCACAGAAACCGTGATTTTCTCCTTCTTGTAGTATACAGGTATTGCCTCCTCATCTGTAAAGACTACCGCTTCAGACTTACGGTATGAGAGTTCGTTAATCTCAGTCTGCATCTTCTCAATCTTGAAGAGTTTGAGGAGGTAGTCAATATTTTTGTCTGCTCTCTCAATCTTCTTTTCAGATGAGTTTTTAAGCTCTGAGAGTCTTTTGATCTCCTCAGAAAGTCCAGTAGCGAAGATTTGAGCCTCTTGTCTCTTGCGGAGCTGAGCTTCAATGAATGGTTTTACCTCAGCCTGAGCTCATAAGATCAGCTCTTGGGCATAAGCTCTCAACTCAGGCAATTCTGATTCAGTGATTCCGTTCCCCTCTAGGTATTCTACATCTTCGAGGTTATTCAGAAGCTCCATAGCTTCATAAAAGTTAGTAATAGTAGTTTTGAAAGTCATAATGTTGTAATAAAAAAGATAAAAATTCTGATTTAGTCGTCTGTTCTTCGCTTACTTTGATCCACTCGATAAGGAGCTGGAGCGATTGATCTGAGTTTCTTATTGAGTCTTTCTATCTTCTCTCGATCTAGTCCACGAGTGGTCTTATAAGGGAGAATCGTCCTCCATCAATGCCTCTTGTTGTGCCTCTAACTCTTGATCAGAGGTCATTTCCATAACCTCAGCTCTTGGAGCTTCTCAATTGATTCTTGCCTCCATTTCAGGGATAAGTTTATCAACGAGATTAAGACAATCCTTGTAGGAACGAGCCAATCTCTCGTTAGAGAATGCAACCTGGAATGCGGTGAGGACAATATCTTTTTTGGGATTGGAAGTCTTGAATCAGTTTTCTTTGATTTCTTTCCATTTCTTCCCTTTTTCTATTTCTTCATATTTAATGTCTTGCCCCACCTTAAAGGCATCTTCTTTTTTCTTTCAGAGAGTAATATCCTCTCCGTTTTCGAGCTTAAGGCTAATGTAATAAACTCTTCCATTAGGTCAGTCTCGAACTTTTGTTTTTGTAATTTGAGTAATTTTTGAAGTTTTCATGATTGTTCGCATTATATTGTAAAAATTAACAATGTTCTTTAACGTAGTTTCTGGCATACTCAAGAGTCATCTCTTTCCCGAGTTCATCCTTGAGTCGCCTGATTTTATTTCTGATTTTTGTCTGAGTCTCCGCACTTTGTGCAAGAATAAACCCCTCTAGCTCATCAAGATCAACGGGGAAGGCACTCTGAATTGAGTACTTACTATGCATCTCTCCTGCAATCATGATGTGGGAATTATCCTTGAGCCAGTTGTAGATATCCTCAGCTGACTTCTCTGAAGTAAGCACACGACCATCCTTTAGGAGAATATGAGTGAGTTTTTTGTATACTTTGATTTCGTTCATCGTTGTGAGAATATCGATTAAAATACTCAATCAGATTTTTTACTCTGTTTTTGCTGCATTTCTTTAATTTTTATTCTTGACTGAGTAACAAGCTTCCCAAAGTTATCATAGATTTCCTTCGGAGAGGAAAGCTTAGATCAGTAATATTTATCGTCCTTCATTACTCAGAGAATCATAGCTAGTACCATTTCCCAGCTTATCTTTCATTCCTCAACTGCAGGGAGTTTTTGAATTTTTTTAACTAGATTTTTTGTATCATTCCTGTTGGATTTGATACTTCAATCCAATGCTCAATCATTATTCCCTTTGATCATTGCTAATGCTTTCTCAACATCTCAATCCATCTTTCCATACAATACAATATTTGTTTCTATTTTTTCAATTTGTCAAGTCTCTGTATTATATTTAAGAATGAATAAAGGGTTATTACTATTATCTAATAACTCGTTAGAGTTATTTTCTCTCTCGTTAGAGAGAGAATTATCAGTATCAGTAAGGGTTTCTTTGGGTTTGTCTGGGTTTCATTTTAACCCAGTGGGTTTTTTAGGTTTTTTGCTAGGTGGTCTACCGCCTTTCGCACCATTTTCTTTATTTCTTTTGACGATCTTTTCTTCATATTTTTGATTTTGATCGTCAAAGAAATTTTTCATCTTAGAGAATACTACTTTTACAACATAGGAGAGTTCTAAGACTGGTTGATCATTATTATACAAGAGTATTGCATCGAAGAGCTGAGCTTTATCCTCTGTTGTCATCTCCTTTGTGTACTCTATCCGATCTTTACATAGGATAAAAGTTGCCTTCATACCCTTAAATAAAAAATAAAACTTCTAATTCGCCTCTAAATTGAGCTTCTTCTGAAGCTCCTCACAAGCAGTTTTTACTGCTTGCTTTATTTCTTCTGAAACAGGGAGAACGCAGGCAAATATGTTTGCCCTAATCATTTTCCCCCCAAATTTGGAGCAAAGCTCCCTGAATAATCTCTCCCATTGAGAGACTTCATAGAAGAGGTTTGTCCTCTCCTTGTTAATCCACTCATAATTGAAGTGGATTTCATGAAGGTCTTCCACCTTCTCGCTCTTGATGAGCTTGTAGTTCTCGTCAAGAGTATTCTCAACGATTCCTACTGATGCCTCCAGGCATCTCATCCCACCCTTTTCGAGCAGGAGTTTAATCTTCATGTTTTTCATGGTTTTCTTCTTTTATCTGATAAAAATGAACTTTCTTTTAAAATTCTGTTTTTGCTGCATTTTTCTTAATGTAGCAATCGTTCGTGGAATAAGCACTATCCCCCCTATTACAGGGTTATGTATAAAGTAAAATACAAGCAACAAGAAAAATAGTGGTTTAATCATAAGATCGCCCATAAAGAAATAAATCTGACTGCATATCATACAATCAGATTTTGTTTTATTGCCTATCTCCTTTATCTAGGAGGCTACCTTTCGGTAGACTTAGCGAAGAAAAGAAAAACCTGAGTTATATGATAGCACTGTTATGAAAGGGGGCTTACTTCCTTTCACCACAGCACTGTCATATATCTCAGATAGTACTGTGTAAGCCCTCGTTAATTCTCGTTAGGCTTGCAACACTCAGTATTGAACATACGAAAAAGCCTATTTCTGCCGTAGAAATAGACCTTGATTATATACTCTTTTCCAAATTGCCCTGACCCGGAGTCGAACCGGGGTTACAATCTTCGCAGGATTGTGTCCTATCCACTGAACGACCAGAGCAGCATTTCCACTATATTGAAAGCCTCAAGAAAAACAAGAGAAAAAAAGTCTGATTTTTTTTGTATTTATTTTTATTTCGATTATAATTAGGTGTAATTTATTTTTATTAGTATTTATACAAATGAAAAAACATCTTGCTTTGGCAGCTTTGATCACGCTCGCCTCTCAGGCTGCAACCTATGCTGCCACTCCTGTACTCAATCTAGATAATGCATTGAGAGGGAAAAATCTTACTTTTGGATACACCGAAACACAAAATGTAACTGTTAAGGGATTTCAAAATGGATCTGGAGATTCTAAGACAAAGGATTTCCTTATTGCTTCACCTTTGCTTAAGGATGCAAGTGATGTGGAAGTTGAGGAATACTCAATCCTTATCTCTAAAAAGCCTATCTCTTCTTATAAGACAGCATCTGGAGAGTTGGCACTTACAGATTTTGATGAGACAAAGCATCTTCTTTCAGCAGATGATAAGGCGGCTTCAGAAGTTAGTCTTAAGTTGAGCTCTGCAAATTTTGAGGAGGCAACAAATTATTATGGTGTAGTAGTTCCTACAGATGATAATGTGCAAGAAGGATCTCATTCAAAGGAATTTTGTTTCAATTTTGCTGATGAAAAATATGCAGAAGGTGATGCTTGTAAGACTTTTGGCGGAGCCGGTGATACTGCATCAGAATCTTCAGAAGCTGATGAGGAACATGGAGCTGCAGGAGCTGATATGAGACTTGCTAGCATTTCTCATACCGTAACAGAAGGAAATAAAGTTATACTTACTTGGAAGGCACTTGCTGCATCTGCAAATGTTGAAATTCAGATTTTTGATAAGGAACTTAATGAATTCAAAAAACTTGCAACAGTTCCTATGACTCAAGAAAAGTTTGAATACCAAGCAAAGGAGTCTGATCAAGAATTGATCTTCAACTTTATTCCTAGAGATGAAAAAGGAAAGGAAATTAGATACGAACTTAATGCAAGAACAGAATCTGAACCAAAGGCAGAAATCAAGGCTGTTCCAAAGGTTGGACCAGTAGAAGATATGATGCTTATCGTAGCAATCAGTGTGCTTGCTTATGCAGGATACAGACTTCTAGCAACAAATAAGGCGGAATAA